GTCTTCTCCGTCATTTTTGCATTTTTTGGATTTGCGGAACTTTTGAAAATTGGAACTAAAATGGTCAAAACACTTACAGAATATAAGCAGCAAATTGAGAAGGCCCTGAAGAGCATCAAGAAGTACAACAAGGGCCTGGACATGCAGATCACTTCGCTCGCTACCGCCCTGATGACGGTGGACAAGGCCACGGATGAGATCGAGGGGCTCGTGGAGGTGACGGTGGTCGAGGAGACTCGCTACGGCTCCAAGCTCGCTCCCCATCCGGCCTTCAAGGTCCTTCGGGATGCTCAGGACTCCGTGACCCGGCAGCTCAAGGCCCTGGGCCTGACTCCGGAGAATCTTACCAATGAAGATGAGGAGGATCCTTTGGTCGGGGTGACGAAGAAGGTCATCAAAGCCGGGAAGAAGCCCAGGATCATCAAGCCCAAGAAGAAGACTGACAAGTAATGACAGACGAAGAGAAAGAAAGGCTGCGGGCCAAGAAGGTGGAGGTCATCTCCGAGCTTCAGGCCATCGACATCGAGGACTACGGTCTGGATGAGGTCGATGGCCGGCTTGTGTCCTATCTGCGGGAGAACAGGGACCACCCGGAGAGGCACAACCTCTTCGAGCTCCTTGCCGTCAAGCACTTCTTCGACATGTGCGACCGCTATGGCTTCAACGCCACGATGGTCCTCCAATTCTTCGCCCTATACGAGAGCCTCTACTTCCCCGGAAAGCGGGGCCTGCAGACCTATGAGCTGACTCCGGTGCAGTGCTTTCAGTTTGCTTCGGTCATGGCCTTCTGGACAGAGGACGGATTCCGGGTGGTCCGGGAGGTCTGCCTTCATGTGCCCAGGAAGTACAGCAAGACCACCTCATCGGCGAGCTTCGCCATCTACGACCTGCTCTTTGGGGACTCCAATGCGGAGAGCTACACCGGGGCCAACTCGGAGGATCAGGCGATGAAGTGCTTCAATGTCATCCGCGACTGTGTGACCAAGTTCGACCCGCATGGCCGGAACTACCAGGTCAATGCCAAGACGGTCAAGTCCAAGCGGAAGGACCGGCAGAGCTTTGCGCAGTGCCTTACGGCCAACGCCCGGACCAAGGACGGCCTCAACGCATCCACGGTCATCATGGATGAATTCTCCCAGGCGAAGGATGCCAATCTCCTGACGGTGCTCACCACCTCCATGGGTGTGCGGGACAATCCTTTGACCGTCATCATCACCACGGCTTCCGATGTCTTTGACGGGCCCTACTATGAGATGCTCCAGGGCTACAAGGAGATATTGCTTGGGGAGATGGAGGACGATGCTCTCTTCGTCCACATCTTCGAGCCGGATGTCGATGATGAGGAAGGATCCGAGGACACCTGGAGGAAGGTGCACCCTCACATGGGGGTGACGGTTTCCATGCAGTTCTACCGGCAGGAATACAAGAAGGCCCTCCGGAGTGCGGAGCAGATGCTTGCTTTCCGGACAAAGCTTCTGAATGTCTTCGCCGAGAATGAGCGGAAGGTTTGGATCTCGTCCACCCTTGCCCGGAAGATGATGAGGCCGATGCTTCTGGACTCCCTTGTCGGGAGGCCGGATGCCATGTGCGCCATTGACCTGTCGGAGAGCGATGACTTCTCCGCCGTCACTCTCGGATTGTACCGGCAGGACAGCAAGTCCTTCTTCTTTCACACCGCCTACTTCTTCCCGGAGGGAGCTCTGCCCAACCACCCCAATGAGAATCTCTACAGGGTGTGGGCCTCCAAGGGATTCCTCATCTTGCTGCCGGGGGATGTCATCGACTATAGGGCCATTGTGGAATACATCCTCGAAGCCAACAAGAAGGTGAGGATCCTCAACATCGGCTATGACCCGTGGAAGAGTCAGGAAGTCATCAACATGCTCTCTGCATCCGGAGCTGCCAATGTGGTGAAGGGAGTCCGGCAGACCTACGGCAATTTCACGGCACCGGTGGAGAGCTTCGAGCACGGAGCCAAGACCGGGCATGTATTCATCAACGACAATCCCATCAACGCCTATTGCTTCGGCAATGCCGTCCTGGATGAAGACAAGCTTGAGAATGTGAAACCCATCAAGCGGAATGCAGACCACAAGATTGATGGCGTGATCACCATGCTCATGTGCATGCGCATGTTCATCGACTACGAAAGATAGGTGGTACCAAGTGCGCCTTTGCGTGTGAATTGTAGAGACACCTCTCTTTTTGCCGTATGAAAGGAATCTTTACCTCGCTGATGATGTCTATGCTTGGCAGGGAGGAGGGTGCGAGCAATGCAACGCCCGCATCCTCTTCGACTGCTAAGTCAGATGACAAAAAGGAATACAATCCACGGAAGGGATTCGTGGACTATTCCCTCGTGAGCGGGAGCTATCAGGCCCTCTGCATCGCCACTGTGTACAGGTGTCTCACCGTGCTTGGCGGAGCTGTGGCAAGTCTCCCTCTCCGCTACATGCGCAGGGGAAGCAATGGGGTCTTTGCCGATCAAGCGGGGTCCCGTATCTCTTACCTGCTGAATGTCCGCCCCTGCCCTCAATACAACGCCTTCGACTTCTGGAACAGGGCTGTGCAGATGGTCCATCTCCACGGCAACGCCTACATCATACCCGTGTGGTCCTTGGTGAATATCGGGGAGCCGGAGATGCTTATCCTTTGCAACCGGGGCACCGTCACCCATGACACTCTCAATGGCATCTACCATGTCAGTGATCCGGAGCAGGGCATCGCCGGGGACTTCGAGGAGAATGAGGTCATCCATCTGATGAATCTCACCCTGGACGGCAAGACCGGCATCTCCACTCTGTCCTTCGCTGCCCAGACAATGAGCATTGCTGCCACCGGTGACAAGGAGACCCTCAACCGCTTTGCCAACGGGGGCAATGTCCGGGGCATCGTGAGCAATGACACCTCCGTCCGAGGATTCGGGGAGTATCAGGACACCGAGCTGCAGAAGACGGCCAAGGATCTGGACTCCCGCTTCCAGAGCGGGGAGCGCATTGTGAGCTTGCCTGGGCAGGCACAATTCAGCCCCCTCTCCTTGTCCTCCGTGGACATGGAATTCCTCAACAGCCGGAAGTTCTCCGTCCGCGAGATCTGTCGATTCTTCGGGGTGCCTCCGACCTTCGTGTTCGATGACTCCTCCAACAACTACAAGAGCGCGGAGATGTCCAATGTGGCCTTCCTGTCTCAGACTCTCAATCCACTCATCACGAAGATTGAGTCCGAGCTCCTTGGGAAGCTCATTGCTCCGGCCATCGCTCACAAATACAAGTTCCAATTCGACCGCCGTGAGCTCTATCTCTCCGACCTGTCGAGCAAGGCCGACTATCAGGCCAAGACCATCGCAGCCGGAATCTATTCAATCAATGATTGGCGGAGATACGAGAACATGCCCGGTGTGCCCGGTGGGGATGAGGTCCTTGTGACTGCTAATGTGAAGAGCCTCCGTGAACTCCTAAACCCGCAGGCCCCGGCCTCCACTCCGGTCCAGGAGCCTGCACCTGCAAACAACGATAACAACGATAACGATGAAGAAGACTAACAAGACCCAGATTGTCAAGCGGACGATGCTGACCGTCACCGACCTTCATGTCCGGGAGGCCGGCGAAGGCGAGCAGTCCAGGACCATCACGGGCTACGCCATCCTCTTCAACACCCCTTCCGACCCTCTGTGGTCCGATGAGGACGGTGAGGCACGGGAGGTCATTGACCCTTCCGCCATCACCAAGGAAGTCCTGGACGGGTGCGACATCAAGATGACGATGTTTCATGACCGTCAGCTTATTCTTGCCCGCTCCAAGAACGGGCAGGGCACCCTGTCCTACACCGTGGATGAGAAGGGTGTTGCCTTTGAATTCGAGGCCCCCAGGACGGTGGATGGTGACAAGGCCCTTGAGCTCGTAAGCCGTGGGGACATCTCCGGATGCTCCTTCATGTTCACGACTCGCTACTATGATGATGCCTGTGTGGAGCGGACGGCAAAGACCGTTAACGGCTTCACCACCATCACCTACAGGGTGAAGGCTGTGACGGGCATCTATGACTTCACCCTCGCTGCGGATCCGGCCTATCCGGACACCTCGGTAGAGGCCCGTGAATTCGTCTCTGATCTCAAAGAAGCCGGGAAGCCTGAAGGGGCTCCGGCAAATGTAGAATACCGGGAGCAGGTGTCAGAAATGCGCCAAGCTGCTTCTCGTGTCATTAGTTTTTAACCATCAATCCAAAACTGTTCGCTCAAATGAAAAAGAACACTTTGAACATGCGCAGCCTTCTGAACAAGTATCAGGAGAACTGCGACCGCATCGCCGAAATCGCCGATGCATGCGAGAAGGAGCAGCGCGAGCGCAACGATGCGGAGACCCAAGAGTACAACGCATTGATGCGCGAGAATCAGCTCCTTGAAATGAGGATGCGCAGCCTGACCGCTGAGTATGCCAAGACCAACGATGCCAAGGTCGATGCCGACAAGATCATCCGCGAGAACATGCTCGCCGGTCGGCAGACCGAGATCAAGCTCGTCCGCGAGCTCGTCATGGTCGAGGATGCTGCTGCCGGTGGCATCGTCCCCCTGAATGTCAAGGAAATCCTTGAGCCTCTGACCGAGGGTCTCATCCTTGACAAAGTTGGCCTGCCTCTGCCTACCGGCCTCGCCGGTGACTATGTGTGGCCGATCTACGAAGCTGTCGAGGCCACCATCCTCGGTGAAGGTGTTGCCCTGACCGACACTCCCGTCAAGCTTTCCAAGCTGACCGCCAAGCCTGAGCGCATCGGCATCGCCATCCCTGTCACCCGTCAGACCATCAATCAGACCAACGGTGTCATCGAGACTATCGTGCGCAAGCTCATGCCCCAGGCCGTCTACATGCTCCTGAACAAGATCCTCTTCTCCACCGCCAAGGTCACCGGAGCCACCGAGCTCGTGGGTCCTTTCGTGGGCAAGAAGGTCACCGCTTTGTCTTCCACTCCTACCTTCAAGCAGCTCAATCTGATGAAGGCCAAGGTCCTGGAGAGCGGTGTGGACGGCTCCGCCCTCTGTTGGGTCATGACCAAGTCCATGAAGGCCATCCTGGAAGGCGAGCCCATCAATCAGAAGGGCATCTACATCCCGATGATCCAGAACGACATGCTCTGCGGTCTGCCGGTGTTCACCTCCAACTACATCCGCGATGTCGAGTCTTCCTATGTGAAGGCTTCTGTCAACGAAGGTGTGGTGTCCTGGGCTGACTACACCCTCCAGGAGAACGATGAGATCGCCGGTGTGGTATCTGGTGATTCCACCGCCCACGCGAAGGCCAACCTGCCCACCGATGCGAAGGCCAACGACATCTATCAGGTGCTCGTCATCACCGAGAACATCGGTCTGGGTGATTGGCGTTATCAGCCCATGGGTCTGTTCGGTCCGATCTCCTTCATCGTGGATCCGTACTCTCAGTCCCGCAAGGATGCTGTGGACTTCGTCCTCAACACCAACTATGGCACCAAGACTCTCCGTCCGGAGGCATTCGCCATCGGTCAGGTCGCAGTGTCCGAATAGCTCTTTGAATGTAGTGTTTTAGAATTGGTTAGCCATGGCAGAATTGAATCTGGCACTCTTGAAGAAGCATGTGAGGGCTGATGACTTCACGGAGGATGACTCCTACCTTGAGCACCTTCTTGAGACCGCAAAGGAGGCCGTCATCAAGGCCACCAACCGGACTGAGAAAGAGCTCAAGGGTGAAGGCTCCGAGCTCCCCAACATGCTCAAGCAGGCCATTCTGATGCTCGCAGCCCATTGGTACAATCAGCGCGAGTCAGTGGCCTCTGCCCAGATGCACGAGGTGCCGGATTCAATGGCTGCTTTGGTGAAACCTTTCCGTAAACTCGTGGAGGATCCCGCAGAATGATTGCAGGAAGGATGACTGAAAGGGTGGTGCTCCTGGAGCCCACTGTCACCCGCGACAAGTTTGGCTCGGAGGTCACTACCTATGATGACTTCCGGACCGTGCATGCCGAGGTGCAGTGGAAGTCCGGAGGGACCAACCTTCAGGTGTCCGAACTGTTTCCCGATGGCCACATCGAGGTCATCATTCGGGATGCTCACCCTGTGGAGGCCAAGTGGCGCATCCGCTATAACGGTGAGCTGTATCATGTGGGGGCTGTCGCACCGAATCGTGTGAAGGGCCTCAAGAGGCTCATCTGCGACAAAGTGAATGACTGATGGCCCGCAACACCCGCTCCTTTGAGTATGACGATGAGGCTCTGCGGAAGCTTTTCGCAGAGATGGACTCGGCCCACCGGACCAAGGCCCTTCGGGGTGCATTCCGGACACAGGCCAACCTCTTCCGGAAGGATGCCATCAACAACCTTCGGGCAGAGCTCAATTCCAATGCCGACCTTGAGAAAGGCTTCCGGACAATCGTCTACAAGAAGACCCTGGGCTTTCGTGTGACGGTGGGTACTGTCAACCGCAAGACCAAGAGTGGGAAGCGCATCACGAAGGGATTCCACACCAACCGCTACGGGCAGGAGAAGCCCGTCCTGATCTGGGCTGAGGATGGTACACAGCCTCGCCGGGAGAAGGGTCAGCGAGTGGGCCACATGACACGGAGAGGATTCCGGAAGAGATATGCTCACAATGGTGCTTACCATGGCCGTATGAGACGATATGCCTTCATGGTCAAGGCCCGCACTCAATCTGCCGGGACAATCACTGAAAACCTACAACAATCGCTCATAAAGTACACCGTAAAAGTTGCAAAGAAGTATGGCTGCAAAGTCTGACATGACATCCCTGAGCTCCGGGCTCCTGATCAACGAACTCCTCTCCAACGATGAGGGGGTCATGGGTGTGGCCAATCAGGTTTTTCCCATCGTCAGCGAGCCGGGTGCAAAGCTGCCTTACATCTGCTATCGTAGGGGGAGCAATGAGGACCGGGCTGTGAAGACCCTTGCCGGGGCCGACACCGCCGTCATCGAGGTCCTCTGCTATGCCGACAATTACGCCCACAGTGTCCGGATGGCCGAGGCTGTCCGGAAGGCCATGGACGGTGTCAGCTACCGCTACGAAGATGATGGAGGGCAGTCCCTTGTGGCCCGGTCCATTCAGATGACCGATGCCGAAGAAGGGTGGAATGACGATGCTTACATGCAGTCTCTTGTGTTTACCGTCAAGATTAACAACTCGTAAAATAGTACAACTATGCCTGGAACAACTAAATCCGGATATTGTAACGGCAGTGACATGCTGCTGTACATCGGTGGCAAGGCCGTAGGTCATTGCACCACCCACACCACCACCCTGAACTCCGAGACCAAGGACCGTGCCGTGAAGCCCGTGGCTTCTGCCGGTATCTCTGCCGGTCTGTGGAAGGGCAAGGGTGTGACAGGTCTCTCTGTCAGCATCTCTGCTGAGGGCCTTGTCTTCTACAATGAGACCGAGAACGGCTACAAGGAAGCCCTCGCTCAGTGGAAGGCAGGCAAGTCCGTAGCCGTCAAGTGCATGGAGCGCGAGAATTCCGACACTCCTTATCTCTCCGGCAACTTCGTGATCGCCTCCCTGGAGCGCACCGATCCTGCTCAGGACGATGCCACCTACTCCATCACCCTGGAGAATGACGGTGAGGTCGACATTGACGAGACTGCCATCACCGAGACCGCACTGTAACTCCTTAATCCACTGACTTATGCCCAAAGCAAAGACAGTAACCGTGACTATTGGCGAAGCATCGTATCCGTGCCGTATGAGCATGGGAGCGATGCTCCGCTTTAAGCGCGAGACAGGCAAAGAGGTCTCAGAGATCAAGGAAGGCAGCATCTCTGACATGGCGGTGCTCCTGTATTGCTGCGTGGCTTCGGCCTGCAATGCAGAGCACAAACCTTTCAACCTTTCCCTTGAGGACTTTTGTGATGGCATATCCTCCGAAGATATGACCACCATGTCCGCAGCAATCCAGGGAGGGGACGAAGGCGATGCAGAGCAGGACGGGGAAGGAAAAAAAAAGTGACCCCGATTGAGGACCTCCTCGGTGTGGCCATTGGCTGCATCGGGATGTCCTTCGAAGATTTCGAGGCAGTGACTCCGGATGAATTCCGGGCCATCCACCGGCTCTACATGCAGCGCGAAGAATCGAGACTGCACGATGAATGGGAGCGAATCAGAACTCACGCCACCATCATTGTGCAGTCTTTCAGTAAGAAGAAGCTTGAGGCAAAGAAGATCCTTCACTTCCCTTGGGACGGCAAGGCAGAGAAGTCCGAGCACCGGGCAACGGCAACCCGGAGCAACAAATCACGATTTGAAGAACTCATTGCAAAACTGAAATAATGGCAGGCAATTCTACTATATCAATCACCTTCAAGATCAACGGTGAGGACAAGACCTTCCAGGTACTATCGAAGGATGCTGATGGCCTGAGGAAAGTGATGCAGTCCACCCTTGTGGAATCGGACAAGCTCAAGACTTCCCTCATCAATTGGTCTGCATCCGTCCAGGCGATTCAGGCCACCTCTCAGGCCATTGCCGGGCTCAACAATGCCTTCCAATCTGTCATTGCCCAGGGAGCCTCTTTTGGCAAGGCCATGCGGGAGGTGAACACTCTTGCCGGTAAGAGCGGGAAGGAATTCGATGCCATGAAGGATCAGGTGGCTGATCTCTCAAAGACCATCCCTCTCGCTCGTGAGGAGCTCGCCCATGGGCTCTATCAGGTCATCTCCAACGGTGTGCCGGAGGACAATTGGATTTCCTTCCTTGAGAAGTCTGCCAAGGCTGCGGTGGGTGGTCTGTCCGACCTGGGCGAGACCGTCACTGTGACCTCTACCCTCATCAAGAACTACGGCCTATCGTGGGAGCAGGCCGGTGCCATACAGGACAAGATTCAGCTCACCGCGAAGTATGGCGTGACCACTTTCGAGCAGCTCGCTCAGGCCCTTCCTTCCGTGGCCGGATCTGCAGCGCAGCTCGGAGTCACCATGGATGAGCTCATGGCGGTCTTCGCCACGACCACCGGTGTGACCGGAAACACTGCTGAGGTGTCTACTCAGCTCGGAGCCGTCCTCAAGGCTCTCATCGCCCCGTCCACTGAAGCAGCTAAGGCTGCGGAGGCAATGGGCATCAAGTTCGATGCAGCAGCCATCAAGCAGGCCGGTGGCCTGGACAACTTCTTGAAGACCCTCGATGTCAGCATCAAGGAATATGCTGCAAAGACCGGGGAGCTATCGGAGACCATCTACGGCAATCTCTTCGGATCTGCCCGTGCTCTCCGCATCCTGACCTCCCTCACCGGGGAGCAGGCAGAGAAGTTCACCCAGAACATTCGGGTGATGACCGATTCTGCCGGCACTATTGACGGAGCCTTCGAGGAGATGACCAAGACAGGGGAGGCACATGCCCAGATGCTCAAGAATCAGCTTGCAGCATTCTCCGACTTTGCTGCCAAGATTGCTGGTGGAGCTGCTCCCTATGTTTCCCTCGCAGCCAACATGACGATGGTGGTGGCCAACGGTGCCACGATGGTCAAGTCCTTCAAGGCTGCGGGCACTGCGGTGGTGTCTTTCAACAAGAAGCTGATGCTCTCTGTGGCCGACCATGTGGCCAATGCTGCTGCCACCGGCCATGATACGGCGATGCTCCGTCTCTACCGCACCACGACCAATAGTGCGACAAGGGCCACAATCGCCCTCAGAATGGCGATGCAGGCTCTCTTGGTAGCTACGGGTGTCGGCATTGCAATCGTGGCTCTGACGACCATAATTTCGGCCCTCGCAGGCAAGTCCGAGGATGCTTCCGAATCCGTGGAGGGTCTGGACGATGCTACGGATGCCTACAAGGAGGCAGCAGCCCAAGCGAAGGTCAGCATGGACAAGGAGATCCGGAGCCTCAAGGAGCTCATGGATTCCAATCAGGACACCACGGTGGCGGTGGCCAAACTCAATGAGCAGTATGGGGAGATCTTCGGCACCCACAAGACTGCTGCCGATTGGTATGACACCCTCACCCAGAAGTCGCAGATCTATGTGAAGCAGCTCGGCTATGAGGCCCAGGCCCGCAAGCTCGCCGAGACCATCGCGGAGAAGGAGATTCAGAAGCAGATGAATGCGGAGGCCATGGCTGACATGAGGTCCAAGGGTGAGGACAAGACTATGTCCTACGGGGCTGTTGGTGGTGGCAATTCCGGATATGTTCAGACGGTGGCTCTTGGTGAGGTGGAAACCTCCGGCTACAAGGAATTGAGGGAGGCCAATGAGAAACTCGATGCGGAGCTCTCGGAACTCTACGGGAAGGTTGACATCGCCAACAACAAGATCCAGGAATTCTCCAAGCAGCTCAAGACATCCGGAGACTCCATGGCTCCTGTCGTGACGAAGCTCAATGTCACCGGCATGACTTACAACGAGATTTCCGATGCCATTGACCGGAATGAGAAAGCACTAAAGGCCCTGAAGCCCACCCAGGAGACAGAGCGGAAGCAGCTCGTGGCCCAGAATGCGGAGCTCAACGCCCGGAAGAAATATCTGGACAAGATCTATGGCCTTGAGAAGTCCACCGGCAAGAAGAAGGTGGCTGTGGCCGACCCCAAGACCTATGAGGAGCTGTCCAACAACATCGAGATATACAAGAAGAAACTGACCGGGGAGAGCACCGAGGAGCAAAGGCAGATCCGGGAGAAGATTGCTGGATGGGAGGCCACGAAGGAGGCCATCGGCCTTGTGCTCAAAGAGGCTGAAAGACCTCTCTCCCTCAAGTCCCTGGAAGACATCGACAAGGAGCTCAACTATCAGAGGGCCCGCCGTCAGGTGGTCACTGCTGAGAACATCGCAGGTGTCGATGCCGAGATCAAGAAGCTTGAGGATCTGAAGGCTGCGATGGAACTGAAGGCCCATGTGCCGGTGCCCATCGAAAGCATCACCACCTACAAGCAGCTCAACACGGAGCTTGCCTACTACAACTCCCTGATGGAGACGGCCACCGATACGGAGCGGACTTCCATCCAAGCCCAGATCAATGCCCTGACCGAACTCAAGAAGAAGTGGGACAATGTCCTTGCCGAGCTCAAGAAGCCCGGTGAGATTTCCACCCTCAACACCATCGAGGATCTGGACGAGGCTGTCACCTACTATCAGGCATTGCAGAAGCGGGCCTCCGGTGAGGAGATATACAACATCCAGAAGGTCATTGCTGCCCTTGAGAAGAAGCGGGATGCCATGACCCGTGGCTCCCGGATCACCGGCATGCAGACGGAGGTCTCCGACATCTCCGGCATGTCCGGGAAGCAGATGAGGGTGGAGGTCAAGGCCATCGGCTTTGAAGGTCTGAAGTCCCGCATCAAGGAGCTTCAGGCGATGCTCAATGACTTCGACCATCCGGTCACTGCCAATCAGCGCAAGGACATCGAGGCTCTCATCGGGGTCTATTCGAAGTGGCAGAGGCAGATGGCCAACTCCTTCGACACCGTCAAGGACGGATGGGGGGCCATCAAGAACATGAACAGCACCGTCCTTTCCCTGACGGAGACTCTCCAGGGGGACGGCTCTGCATGGGAGAAGCTCTCCGCCGTGGTGGATGGATTCATCACCCTGTACGAATCTCTTCGGGCCATCATCGGCATCATTGAGATGTTCACCACTGCGACCCAGGCTCACACGGCAGCGAAGGCTGCGGAGTCTGCTGCGGTCACTGCGGAAGCGCAGGCTGAGGTGGCTGCGGGTGCCCAGAAGATTGCATCCAACACTGCGGTCACGGCATCCCAATTCGGCCTCGCTACGGCTAACACCGCAGCAGCAGGATCCGGCGCAGCTTCCGCTATGGCGAGCATTCCCTATGTCGGACCAATCCTCGCCATCGCAGCTCTCGCATCCGTGATTGCAGCTATCATGTCCATCCCGAAGTTTGCCTCCGGCGGTATTGCCTACGGGCCGACTCTCGGTCTCTTCGGTGAGTATGCCGGAGCATCCAACAATCCTGAGGTGGTGGCACCACTTGACAAATTGCAGGGTATTATAGGGAGCGATGACTCGCCCAAGGTGGTCCGATTCAAAATAAAGGGCCGTTACTTGGAGGGCATCCTCGAAGATGAACAAAACAGGACAAGACGATGAGCATGACTGTCAGATACGCCGGTGACTTCCTTTCCAGGAAAGGGGTCCATTGGCGGTGTGAGATCCTCCAGGAGTCCGATGTGGTCCTTCCTGTCGGGGAGCTCACATTCCCTGCGGACGAGCCCCTTCTCATCGAGTATGAGGAGACATCCTTGGAGGTGCCCATCTGCCCCTCCAAGGCCACTCTGACGATTGAGTCTCCTGGGGACAGGACCTATGCAGACCTCTACACCATCAAGCCCGGACAGATCCGGCTCGATGTCTACAGGTATGTCAAGAGCGGGAACACGGAGCAGAAGAATCTCTATTGGTCAGGATGCCTGGACCCCGAATTCTATGAGGAGCCCTATGACCGTGGGGCCAACTACGATGTGCAGCTTACCTTCTCGGACTTCGGCATCCTGAAGCGCATCCCTTACGACCTCTCCGGACAGAATTCCCTCATGTGGATCCTGTCATCCGCTCTGCAAAGGAGCAACATCGCAAGCCAAGGCATCGGGCAGAATTACATCTCCTCGGTGGTCAACAATACCACCTCCATCCTCGGTCAGATCCAGGTGGCCTCAGAGAACTTCTTTGACGAGGATGGCGTGGCATTCGACTACTACAAGGTGCTCGAAGGAATCTTGCAGCCTCTTGCCCTCCGCATGGTCCAGGTCTACGGTGGTGTCGAGGTCTATGACCTCAACGGTGTCCGAAACAAAACCACCCGCCGGAAGATTGAGTGGGATGGCGTGGGTCAGCAGATGAGTGTGGGCTCCGTGTACAACAACATCAAGATCACCTTCTCCCCCTACAGCTCCGCAGAGCTGCTATCCGGAGAGCTGACCTACGAGGATGTATTCGGCCCGGAGTGGACCAATCTCACGGACACCGGCTACACTTATACCAAGTACAACGGTGGCACACCCCCTGCCGGCATGACGGTGCCGGAGTGCTACTCGTTTTATATTGACTACGATGAGTCTCACCGGCAGAATAATCAGTGGGACTACAATCTCATATCCTTCACCATATTTTTGGCCTCGGCCTATGCCAACCCGCCGAAGTGCAAGGGATTGGTTGCAATCGGGAATAGCAATCGCTACTTCAAGATCTTCCCGAATCTGGGGGGCCAAGAGACTGAGGGAGTCATGTCCGGCTTCTCCTGCGGGCATCTTGGATGGGACAGGCAGACTCCGACCCAGAAGGGCATGAGCCCTCTTGTCCACAATCAGAGCTTGTGCATGAGGACCAATAAGGCATATCTGCCGGCCCTCAGCGCGAGCGATGCTGCCAACAACTACATCCGCATCCGGCAGGAGATTCTTGTGGATCCTCGCTACAATCCCTTTGAGGAAGCAAGCAAAGGCAACGAGCAGGGCAACTATGACACCTTCAAGAGCTACGCCTCTCACGCCTTTGTGCCGGTGGCCATCACCCTGTACAATCAGAATGGCACGGCCCTCTACCACTACACCAACAAGACTCTCACCCAGAAGGGCCATCCGGATGACTCCGTCAGGAACACCCTCGGCTCCTGGGCTTCCGGCGCAGCTTCCTTTGGGGATGCTTGGCTTGCCTACTACAATGCGGATGACCTCCTGATGGACACCGGCCTCGGTGGATGGTCTCCCAATCATCACAACTTCGGGAAGCCATGGACAACCGGCAAGAAGGAGAAGAAGAGGGTGTGGCATTATGAGGACAGTGGAGGCACCACCCGTGACTTCTATCAGTTCGATTCCATGAAGAAGATTCCGGATGGCCAATACATCCCTTATCCTCCTACCGGGGGCTACTTGGAGATTGTGGTCTACAATGGAGTGTACATTTTGGATGACACGGAGCGATTCACCACCGACTACGCCAATACTCTCTACGCCGACAAATACCGCAAGCTCCGGTGGGTGCTCTACAAGGCCCCGGAGGTCTCCGTGGTCAAGCGCACCCTTACTTTCGACAAGGCAGAGGTGGATGACATCGAGTATTCCGGAGTGATCAATGTGAATGCCAAGGAAGACCTTGAGATTGACACCATCTGCGGGACCACACCGGATGTCTGTCCAACGGCCAAAGGATCCTATCTGAAGACCTCAGACGGACTTCAGCTCAAGCAAATCACAAGGGCAGGCAAGACTGACTGCCCGGAGCATCTTCTCATCGGCACTCTTTACTCACAGTTCTCTGACCGCAGGACTTCCCTTTCTGGAGAGGTGGCCATGGATGTCGGGCTGCTTGCTACCTACTACGATGAGGCCCAGGAAGAGGGAGTGATTTTCCTCAAAGTCGGGGAAGAACAGAATCCAATTGAAGACATGACGGAGGCCACATTCTTGGAAATCCGTCCTGACGAATACACAGGAGTATAGCATGGCAGACAAGACATACATAAAAGGCACGGTCCACCGGACAGCCCGGCCCCGCTCGGAGAGACTTCGCAGGCTTGGCCAAGCTGCTCCCGGCTTGACAAGCACCGTGGTGGTGAACAACACCGGCGGAGGAAGTGGCAGTGGCACGGGTGACGGACACATCCACAACAATCTTCTTGCCCTCAATCAAATCAGCACCGACTCGGAAGGCTATCTCTACCTCAACATCCCCATCGAGGATGAGGAGAGCGGGGAGGTGGTGTATGTTGATGTGAAGGTCCGCTCCGGCCATGCTGACTTGTCCTATGACCTGGACCCGGATTCGCCGGTCAACAATCGCTTCCTGTCGAAGCTCGTGGATGACATCGCAGCCGGTCACATCACCTTCGAGCAGGGTCTCACGGCTCTTGCCAAAGCCTACTTCAATGCAGGGATGGAGGCCCAGGGCCTCGCCCTCCTGAGAGGTGGGGTGCAGGTCGGCAACTACATCCAGGGTCTTTGGTCCGGGACGGGAGCTGCCATTGATGCCAACGGCAATGCTGAGGTCGAATCCCTCAAGGTCCGCTCCTTCCTGGAAGTGATGGAGCTCATCATCAATCGGCTCTCCGCCATTGAGGGAGACCAACTGCTCACCGAGGCCGACACCATCGAGAGTGTTGAGGACCTTGGTGACGGCACATACAGGCTCCACCTTCAAACCAAGTGGGACGGCTACTTCACGGCCCAGGCTGTGGGCAATGTCCTGAAGGGCATCCTCAACACCTTGACCGATGGCCATGGTGAGACTTCCTATGGCTCCGGCCAATACTACACGGCATGGATGCGTGTCCTTTCCGTGAACACGGCCAACAATACCATCGAGGTCATTCCTTATCCGGATGAGCAGGTGCCCTCCGGGAAGAACTATCTGCCCGCAGCCATGATGAAGGTGGCCCGGTGGGGCAATGCCACGGACACCACCCGTCAGTCCTGCCTCTACCTTTCCACCACGGAGGGCCGGATTGTCAAGCTCGCCCATGTCACCAAGCCAATCATTGACCAAAGCAACTACGGCTTTGTCATCGGCGAGATGCCTGACTTCATCAAGAACTCCGGCCTGCCCATACAGGAGGGTGCGGACTACGCCTACTTCAAGGGAGTGGTCGTGCAGGATCTTCTCCGCATGGACTATCAGGGAAACCCCATCGTCACCTATGTTGACCGGGGCACCTGGACGGCCAATCCTTCCGAGCCCTATCACTGTGCCCATCTGAACTCCGTCACCGGTGTCTACGAGACCTCGGATGTATGGTACCTTGGATGCAAATGGCGGTGTTTAATAGAAGGGGCTACCGGCACGCCAAGATGGAACTCAACGCAGTGGGCAATGGTGGAGGGCAATCCGGACTTCACCATCGACATTGAATCGAGCCGGGGAGACTCCTTCGATTTTGACAGCTTCGGCACGGTCCTGTCGGTCACAGGAAGGATCCACAATCAAGATGTGACCTCGGACATCCGTGATGCTGATGTGCAGTGGACAAGGTATTCAGAGGATGCACAGGGGAATCCCCGTACCACATCCGACAATGTGTGGGCAGCTCGCCGGGCAGGATCCGGCAAGACTCTACAGCTCACCCAGGAGGACATCGACTTCGATGGCTCCGAACTGCCCAAAGTCCTTCGCTTCATCGCCACGGCCACTCTGAGAGACGGGATGTCGGCGCAGGTTGCTTATGAATACAGCTAAGAGATATGAGAACAAAGAGATTTGACTTCAACTTCAAGCCCCTCCGCATCATCACTTCCTTTGGTGTGGAAGGCTCTGTCCCCGGCAAGCAGGTCTATGACGGGAATTCAGACGGCTACATCCCGGACTTCTCCCTGACAGCTCTGAAGCTCCGGCTCTCCGTCTCCCGGCAGGACAAGGACGAAGTCCTCCCTCACGGGGAGATCAACAACGCCCTGACCAATGTCACCTTCACCGAGATCCTGGACGGTGTGTCCACCCGAATCACGAGCTCTACGGCAGGCTACAGCATCACGACCTCCGGCAACGATGCGGGCACCATCCTCGTGGAGAAGAATGTGGCTCCGCTCCACCCCATCACAATCAAGGTGGAAGCTGACTATCTGGACACCCGTCTGCAACAGGTCCATCATATCACCGAGACTTTTCTCATCCTGTGTGACAATGCCACTGAGGTCGTGCCCCAGGTGGAGGTGGACATCGCAGACCAATCGGTCTGGAATCCTTTCGAGGACCCGGATTCAGTGACCATCACGGCAGCTCTCCGTGTGGGCAAGAGTCTTGTGGCCTATGACAGCCATCTCCGCTTCGTGTGGCAGAAGCTTCGCTCTGACGGCACCTTCACTGCGGTAGGCTCTGATGCCACCGAGGACTATGACATGGAGGTCAGCTCCGACTCCTGCGCCAAGAGCCTCACCGTCAACCGCAGGCTCATGGGAAGCGAGACCGAGATCCGGTGCATCGCCCTGTACGACAAGTCCGGCTCTGCCTCAAGCATGTCGGTGGCAGCTACTTCCCCGATGAAGGCCCTCGCCATCGTCCGGAGGATCCCGGACTTCGAGGATGACTTCACCGGTGTGCCTCTCAACATTCCTCCGGGCTCCCTGTACCTTCACCCCACTGCGGTCATCCGTGACACCAAGGGAATCATTTCGAATCCGGAGCGGGAGCTGCACCTCATCTGGAAAGCAGCCACGAATCTTGCCTCCGGCTCTCTCACCTACACCCAGGTTGGCCACGGTGAAGCTCCTGTCCTTCCGACCTCCAAGATTGTCAATGAGCACGGGATGGTCCTCGGCCTCGATGTCCAGGATGCCGGTGCCATTGGAGCCCTGGAAGACTCGGACGGTTATCTCATCGAAGACTCTGACGGGTCTCTCATTCTTGTCCAATAACTATCAAAACACAATACCATGGTAAGATACATCAAAGCCAATCCCAAGGTGGTGGAATTCCTCCGCCTGAAGGATTCCAGGAATCAACTGAAGGACGGCAACTACATCCTGTGGCAGTCCGACATCCTGGAATTCGGACCACTGACTCAGCTCACCGAGGTCCTCACCCAGATCGGTGGCATTGCTCTGACTTCCCACGAAGCCCGTGAGGAGCAGGACGGCTCTGTGCTTCGTCCTCTGCCTACGGCTACGGACCCCCGCTTCGTGGTGGAGACCGCCCAGAATTCGCCGGAGAGCGAAGATAATTCCGAAGGGGTAGAGACGGAAGCCCCGACCTCTGAAACTCCCGCAGAAGGCCCGGATGAGGCCCCTGCCGGGAAATCTGACGAAAACCCTGAAAAGTCTGAGGAGGAATAGTCATGAGTGTCGCATCAGCATCCCGCACAATCAAGTTCATCTCCAAGGCCGGGACCTACTCCGCCATCATCAGCTCTCCCTCCGGAGACCTCTATCAGATGTGGGAAGGCTCGACCTCCGATGTGACCAACATCTTCCCGAACTTCGTCAACACAAAGCCGGTCCTCTACTTCGTGTGCATGTCCTCCCGGACTGCGGAAGGCATCTGCACCCCTGACAGTATCGACTTCTATGTGGGCTCCACCAAGCTCACCTGGAGCGGTGACACCTCCACCAACAACTTTGGTGGCGAGACCGGCCACTTCAAGAAGATCTCCCCGTCCGGGAGTCAGCTCTACTACGGCATCCAGATTGTGAAGAATCTCGTGGTGCCCTTCGGCTTCGCCCCTGTGACCATCCGCATGGTGGCCCATATCAGTTACGGCACCCAGAGCGATGAGATTGAGGCTTCCTACAGCATTCCCATCTCTCAGTCCACGGGCTCGGCCTACAAGGTCACAATCGGTGCCGGTGACACCAAGAACTTCGTCATCACAGAGAAGGGTGGCTCCTGCATCCTGAAGGCCCTTGCCTACCTCAGTGGCAATGCCCTGAGCTCCGGGCTGTCCTATGTGTGGGAGAAGCTCACATCATCTGGATGGACCACCTTGGCCACGACCACCCAAACTCTTACGGTCTCGGACACCGACATTGACACCTTCGGGCAGTTCAGGGTGACTGTCTCACAAAATGGTACAGAAATCGGGAAGGACATCCAGGGAGTCATGGATGCCTCCGACCCTTACGATGTCGACCCTTGTCCGGATCCTGAGGATGAGACCATCCATGAGGACACCACCGGCAACGGCTCCATCACCTACACCCCGAAGGTGGTGAAGAGAGGCACGACCACCCAGGCCCTGTCCTGTCTGTTCACCTTCGTGGTGAAGGATGTCAATGGTGTGTACCTCAATCCGGCTTCGGAGCGCACCACTCCGGCAGCATCCTGCACCGTCACGAGGGCTCAGTGTCTTGCCGGTGGCGGAGACATCAGCATTGACATTTTTGCTGTAGAATAGCCATGGTGATGTGCACTCGCAACATCCGCTTCTTGCGGAAAGGTGATAAGGGGGACAAGGGAGACCGTGGCCGTCTCCCCGTCCCTTATGGTGAATATGTGGCCGGGACTGCCTACACAGCCACCGATCTAATTGCGCCCTATGTACTTTGTGAGGGCCAATACTATGTGATGAACAAGACCACCACTTGGCAGCAGTCTTCCAGGACTCCTAAGCAAGATTATGCTCAGTATGGGAGCAATGCCACTTGGATCCTGCTTGAGAAGTACAAAGCCATTTTCGTGGAGCTGCTCATGGCTAATCTTGGGCTAATAGGCAAGGCTGTCTTTTATCAGCAATACATGTTCTCACAGTATGGGAAGATAGGAAGTACAGAGGTATCTACTGAGGGTAGCTATGCCGTCCCTGTAGATGCCGGTGGAAATTTCGAGCCGAACTTCATCGTCAACTTCCTCACGGGAGAGATGAGGTGCAACAGAGGGGAGTTTGCCGGGGGACTTCGAATCCCCTTCAAAGCTCTGTCGCAGGCCGGACTGAATTACATGTATAGGGAAACAACGAGCAAGCCGGGAACAGGTGGCGATTTTTATTACTACCACTACCAATTGCTCGCTACTTCCGCCCGGTATGTCGATTTGAGTGAGCATATAGTTTACTACGACCAATGCATTGTGCTTCACATTCCGAATGCTGCATCCCTTGACGGATGTCGCTTCGCCTTCTCATTCCCTTACCGCCCCATGGGGTATGACCTGGGAGGAGCTCTGAACATCTCTGTGGCTACGGGAGGACAAATCTACAGCCCTGCAATACAATTAGAGCAAGACTATGCTAAAGAATGGCCCAATGTCACCTATCGTAGAATCAGCAACGGGGGGCTTGTTGAGATTGTCATCCAGATAAAAGACGGCCATCCTCTTGTGCATATCACCTCCGGCGATGTGCCGGATCTTTACGGAAAGAACTACGCCCCGTGGTCGCAATAACAACCTTTAACATCATAATTTATGGCAAAGCAAACTAAAAAAGGAACAGCATTCCCGGCGGTCACTACCATCGGGAGTGAGACCGTGGCCTTGATTGACTCCAACGGCAAGTGGGAGAAGATCAGCCTCGCAAACCTCAAGACCGCCCTCGGTCTCGGCAATATCAATGCCATGTATGAGGGAGTCTTCATCGTCTACCACAACAAATCCAACGGCTATGCCTACGCAGCAAGACCCGAACAATGGACTGCCTTGCAGAATTCCGGCGAGGTGGCAACAGGTGTCCTTGTGGTCCAGGGAGACAAGCATCTCGTGGTGGCTCCGACTGAAGGAGATTCTGCCGGGATGTATTGGAGCTCTACCAATGCTGCCGGTGGTGCTTACACGACTTCTGACCGTGTAGCTGCCGGTCTCGACTTCGCAGGCAAGGCCAACACTGCAGCCATCCTCAGCCACTTCCCTTCGGATGGTGAGAGCTACGCCCCAAAATTCTGTGCGACCTACAGTCGTGACAACGGCAATGGGAAGGGCTATCTCGCCGGATCTTGGTGGCTTCCGTCCTGCGGTGAGCTGTGGCTCATGTACGCGAATTTCCACAAGATCAACTACTGCCTCTCCCTGATCACCGGTGGCGTGTTGCTTCCTGAAGCAGCTCATTGGAGCTCTACCGAGTACTCCGCCTACAATGCGTGGGATCTGAACTTCAACGATGGTTATCAGACCATCGGCAACAAGTCCACAAACAGGCTTCGGGTGCGCCCGGTTTCAGCATTTGCTTGGTAGTTAGTACTTAGTTATTAGTCTTTAGTGAAGGCGGAAGCCTTCACAGCCTGTAGCTCACGAGAGAATGGAGCAGCACAAAGTCACAGTCGCATCGGACACCAAGGTGTATTTGGCTACATCACGGCTCCTGGACGAGATTCTGGACATCATCCCGAACTTGCCCAGGGACTACAAGTACACCGTGGGTGCTCAGATGCAGAATCTTACCATTGGGTGTCTCCTCACTATCCAAAGGGCATTCATGTTCAAATACGATAGGGAGGACCATTTGAAGGAATTCCTCGGTGACTTCGATGTTCTCCGAACTCTCGTGAGAAAGGCAGGCGAAAGACAATGGATCAGCCGGAAGAGGCACACCACAATTGCAGAATTGATGTCTGACATTGGAAAGCAAGTCACAGCTTGGAAGAATCACCCATCACAGGGTGAGGGCCGGAATCCGGGAGGCCAAGGCTGACCGGAGTGAGCGAACTTCCAAATGAATGGGCCTCCTACTCGCATTGAGTAAAGACCAAGACAAGGAGGCAGACGGTACCGAGAACTCCGCCAACAATGCGTGGAATCTGAACTTCAACAATGGTAATCAGAACAACAACAACAAGTCCACAAACAGGAATCGGGTGCGCCCGGTTTCAGCACTAATCTGGAAGAAAGTGGTCACGGGTGAAGACATATTCGAAGCCTACTTCGATTGCAGGCACCGGAAGCGCGGGAAGCGGTCCTCCATCATCTATGAGATGAACTACGAGGACAGACTCATCGAGCTTCGGGATGCCATCAACGCCCGGACTTACAAGCCAAGCACATCAATCTGCTTTGTTGTGACGAGACCCAGGTACAGGGAGGTGTTCGCTGCTGACTTCTGTGACCGGATAGTTCACCACTACATCGCCCTGCGCCTGGAGCCTCTTTTCGAGAGTGTCTTCAATGACCGCACCTTCAACTGCCGGAAGGGAAAGGGGCAGCTTTACGGCATCAACCAACTGAAACAGGACCTCTGGGATTGCTCGGAGGGCTACACCAAGGACTGTTGGATCGCCAAGCTCGACCTTCAGGGCTTCTTCATGTCAATCGACAAGGCCATGCTCGCCGGGATGCTTGATGAATTCATCCTGGACAAATACAAGGGGGATGACATCGAGGATCTCCGCTACCTTACCCGCACGGTCATCCTTCACCGTCCGGAACTCGACTGCGAGCGCAGATCTCCGGAGGAATTCTGGGCACACCTGTCGGCCAACAAGAGCCTCTTCACAAACGGGGAAGGACTTGGAGTGGCTATCGGCAATCTGTTCTCGCAGCTCTTTGCCAATTTCCTCCTGAACAAGCTCGATTGGGCCTTGGAGGGATTCGGCATCAAGTATCATGGGAGGTATGTGGATGACTTCTACATGATCCACGAAGACAAGGACCTTCTTCTCCGGACGGTCCCCAGGATTCGGGAAGTCCTCGCCTCCATGAAGCTGACCCTGCATCCCAAGAAATTCTACTTGCAGCACTACAAGAAGGGAATCTCCTTCACCGGCTCCATCGTCAAGCCCGGCAGGGTCTATGCGGAGGGCCGTGTCCTCAACAACTTCGTGGCTGCTGTCCTGAAGCTTAACCGGGCCACCTGCCTTGAGCAGATTTACAAGGGTGTGTCCTCGGTCAATTCCTATCTCGGCCTCCTCAAGCACACCGATGAGTATGCTGCCAAGAGGAGGATCCTTGGGATGCTCCATCACCGTGTCTTTAAGTATTGCTACATCCGTGGCCACTACGAGGTGCTCTGCATCAAAAACCGCTACAAGAAAAGAAACATCATCCTTCAAAAGATTCGAGATGGCACAATCTACGACACTGCACTCTGACCACCTTGACACCTCCTTGGTGGCCTACCTCTCGAAGAAGTATCTCGTGGTGGTATGGGAAGAAGGAGGTGAGATTCACTACAAACTTACACCTCAAAATTCTGAAGACAATGACTGAAAACATCTTTGACGGAGCGACCACGATGCTCATGATCGGGCTCTTTGTGATGCTCGCCGTGCTCATGGCCATGATTGTGGACTTGGGTGCCGGCCTGTACAAAGCGAAGCAGCGCGGAGAAGTCCGCAGATCCGAGGCCCTGCGCCGGACCCTTTCCAAATTCATCTCCTACCATGGAGGGCTGCTCATCGCTACCATGGTGGACCTTCTCATCCACTTCCTTCACCTCTACGCCATCATTGGACTTCCGGTGCTATCATCGGTCCCGGTGGTGACAATCTTGGTTGGCATCTTCCTCCTTGCAGTGGAATTCCTTTCCGTGCGAGAGAAGGCGGATGAGAAGACCAAGAAGAATCAGGCCGAGGCCCTGAGACTCCTGTCCTCCCTGCTGACGAAGGAAGATCTGAAGGAGCTTGCAATGAAAATCGCCGAAAGGCATAACAATCTGCCTTATGAATCTGAGAGTTGAAAGGCGGTGGCGCAAGGCCACCTACACCATCGGCATCCTGTACATTGACGGTGTCCGATTCTGTGAGACCCTGGAGGACACTGACCGTGGCCTCACTGACGAGATGTCCGTCTCCACCATCAAGACCCGCAAGATCTACGGGGAGACTGCCATCCCCCTGGGCACCTATCCGGTAGTGATGAATGTCCGCTCCCCGAAGTATTCCGCAGTCAAGTTTTACAAGGAGCTCTGTGACGGAAAGATGCCCCGTGTCACCGGGGTGAAGGGCTTCGAGGGAATCCTTATCCATCCCGGCAACTCAGCCCTGGACACCCTTGGATGTCTGCTTGTGGGCCGGAACACCGTGGTAGGAGGACTCACCAAGAGCCGGGACACCTTCAAGGCCCTCTACGAGAAGATGTCCGAAGCATTCAAGAGAGGGGAGTCCATTTACATCACTTACACATGGTAAAGCGAATCGTCCTCTTCCTGATGGCCGTGCTTATGGTCTCCTGCGGGGTCCTGCGACCTCCCAAGGGCCATGAGTCGAGCCATCGGGATTCCACGGTCATCAACTACCGTGACAGCCTCCGCATCCGGGATTCCCTGAGGATCCGTGACAGCCTTGTCCTTGTGCCTCTCCCCGTGGAGAGCTCGCAGAACATCCTGCCCTCCTTCATTCCTTCCCACCTGGAAACCTCCCTCGCCCAGAGCGATGCGTGGGTAGACAGTCTTGGTCTGCACCACACCCTCTCCAATAAGAAGGACTCCCTTGGAGTGCATGTCCCGGTCACTGAGCACATCAAGGAGACCGAGCACACCCAGAGCGGGGAGCTCATCAGCGAGAAGGAGGACCACGAGAAGGACACCGTCTATGTCGAAGTGGAGAAGCCCTGGAAGTGGTATGACCGGGCAGCTCTGTGGCTTGGCCGTGTCTGCTTCTGCGCCTTCATCATATACTTCATCTTCCTATTCTTTCACCGTAAAAAGTAAACAGCCATGAAAGCATTCATCCGAAAGATCTGGGATGCCATTGTGTCCCTGATCAACAAAGTCCCCAAGGACAAGCTCCTGCACTTCATCGCAGGTCTCCTCATCGGTGCCTTCTTCGCTCTCGTCCTCCCGACCTGGGCCGAGTGGTGCTTCATTCCCGTCCTGTTCGCAGGATTCATCAAGGAATTCTTTGACCTCTGGACCACCGGCGAGTGGGATTGGTGGGACTTTGTGGCCACCTTGTCCGGAGGTCTCATCATCTGGATATTCACACTTCTTTAACCTCCTGCTTTGTTACTGCCCCGGCCCCTCCGCAGAGATGCGCAGGGGCTTTTTTGCATGGTGTCCGAGGCAAATTTGCAGCAAAAATGTAAATTTCATTGAAAAATGTTTGCATAAATCAAAAATTCGCCGTACCTTTGCTCCCGGAAGTTGAAACAAGAACACTTAAAAATACAGACACCATGACACAGAATGAATTTGAGACCCTGACCGGAATGACCGTCACCGCCGAGATCTTCGAAGAGATCCACAACGACTACATGGCCAAGCCCTACGACAAGGAGACCTACTGCAAGATGTATGTTGCCAACGGCAGAATCCTGGAGCATGCTCGCCGGATGGTCAGCAAGATCTACTCCCTGGAGAGGAGCTTCAACGAGTGCCTCGAAAAGAAGAATCAGGTCTGCAATGAGCTCACCGCCTTCCGTGAGAAGGCCGAGCGCGACACCGAGTCCTACCGCAAGGACATCGTCAATCTCCGCTCCGAAGTTGAGGACATCACCCGGAAGTATGATGAGCTGATGAAGGCCACCCTCCGCAAGAAAATGGATGCCGGGGACTTCGACTTCACCCAGGAAGAGAAGAGTTTCCTCCGCAAGATGATGACTTGGACTGAAGACTAAATGACAACCGGGGGCCTCCGGGCCCCCATAAATACAAAGCACCATGGAAACAAACATCACCAACGCCCAGAGAATTGAGACCTTCACCGAACTTCGTGCCCAGGTCCAGAAAGAAATGGACTACTGCACTCAGCAGATTGAGATGCCCGCTCTTCTTCGCTGCAACTGCATCGTGGCCACTGCCGATGCCGAATATCAAATCACTGTCAACGAAGAGACACACAAGGCCGAAATCCTCATCGGCAACTATCACGAGCCCTGCTTCTTCACAGAGCGAATGGCCAATAAAGTGGCCACCGAGGTGAAAGCCTCCAACGGCCACGGCCCCCTGACCTTCATTGTCTGGGGATGGAAGTCCTTCTATATGGCTCGAAGGGAGAATCTTCAGAAGAGCCTGGACTTGTTCAATGAGCTCATCGAAAAGTTCTCATGACACTGAACGGAATCACATTGGAGTGGAAGGATCCGAGCGACCTTCCCTCCATGTGCTGCCGATGCCCCTTCTTCTTCAGTGGCAGCACCAATGTGCCCGGCCTCTCCTCGGTCTCGCAGAAGGGCATCTGCAATCTGAGGAACATGAACAAGGACAGATGGGCCGACTGTCCGCAGGCATGCCTTCGCCTGTTCAGGAAGGTTTTCAAGTACCCTGAGGATGCTGCCCTTGTGGTAGTCCTCAAAGATGACTAACTTTGCGCCATGGATAAAGCAATCGGTAAGATAACAGAGGAGCTGATGGAGAAGCTCCAGGATCGAGAGATAGAAGACTTCTCGGTGGTGAATACAGCACCGGGTGACTATGAGGTCACCGTCAACACAAAGAAGGAGAACATTCGGACTTGGCCGGATCCTCTTCGGACGAGAACGGCGGAGGCTTGGCTCGATAGGTCATACCATGAGGCCGTCCACGGGAGGGGAGGAAAGAGGCCGGGAGCCGGAAGGCCCTCCATCAAGGACAAGAAGCTCACCATCGCCTTCCGGATCTCCCCGGAGACCAAGGCCCTGTACGACCGGGCACGGGAGGCAGGCTTCGATGTCCAGAGGGAGATTGAAGGATTCGTCCGAGAATACTGCCTGGAGGTATTGAAAGAGGGAGACCAATGACGGCCTCCCTTCTTCATGCCCAGATGCAGTCAATGACCTTCCGGTTTGCTTCGTCCACCTTGGCCATGTCCCGCTTGATGTAGATGGCCGTGGTCTTGTGGCCTGCTGTTGCATGGCCCATTCCGAGAGTGATGGTCGGGTCGGAGATGTCGAGCTCTGCTGCGATGGTGGCCCAGGTGTGCCGAGCCCAATTGGAAGAAAGGTCCTCCTCAATCAGATGTCCGCTCTCATCGGACATCTTCTTCAGGCAGTCATTCAGGTGGTGATTGTAGTCCTTATATGATTTGTAACGGTCGAAGGGGGAGAGAAGGTGCTGCTTTCCGGGAAGCCTCCGGATGATCTCCTCCATCTCCGGCTCCAACTTCACCGAGAAGAGACGGCCCGTCTTGCTGCGCCTGTACTCGATGCGCCCTCCGGAGATGCTCTCCTTGGTCAGCTTGGACAGGTCCCCGATGTTGATGCCCCGCAGGTACAGCAGCATCATGAAAATGTCCCGGTGCTCTGCCATGTAGCCGGTGAGAGGAAGGCTCCTCAGGGCACGGACCTTCTCAATGGGCAGGGCCTTCTTCCGGGTCTCTTCGGTCTTGATGTGGTATTTGCGGAAGGGATAGAAGGTGGTGAGCTCTTCGTCCAGGGCGAAGTTGCAAATGTGCCGGAGATTCCTCATGTGGATGGCCTTGGAGTTGACCTTCCCTCCGATGGAATTCTGGAAGTCGTGGAGCCATGCCTTGGACATGTCTTCGATGTAGAAGGAGTCCGGGGTGGGGATGAAAGCTTCGAGCTTGGAGATGGTCAGATCGTACAGTTGCCGGGTGCTCTCCGCATCCTTCGTCTGACGGCACATCCGGGCGATCTGGAGAAGGCTTGGCTTCGGGGTGGACTCTTCCTCCATCGCATCCGGGTCGAGGGCTGTGAGGGCCTTTTTTAGCTGCTCCCCGGTCATCTTGGAAAACCGTCCGGACTCCCGGAGATTGAGCACTCTGTTGGACACCCGGACGAGCGCGGAGGACAGGACATCATTGAGCCTCTTGGCCCTGGGCCCGATGACCGCCCGCTCCTTGGGATCCCATTCATCCGTGGTGACGGAGACATCGGTGGCGAGATAGAGATTGGTGCCGTAGCTGACGGCAATCTTGACAGGATAGGTCTTATCCTTCAGTGCCCGGCGCGTGTCGAGCTTCAGAAAACACTTTGACATTGTTGAGGACATGTTGCCTGATTTGCTGAAGATTTGCTGATAAATGCTCCCAAATGTACCAATATGCACCCAAATGTACCAACCCCCGAAGGAGGACACCGGCAAGAAAAAGAGGAGCACAGGTGGCCTTGCTGCAGGACCTCATGCTCCTCTAAATCCTTGATGGTGTGGGTGATGGCAGATTCGAACTGTCGACCCCCTCCTTGTAAGGGAGGTGCTCTAAACCAACTGAGCTAATCACCCTTGTCCCATGCTTGTAAGGTATATGAGGAGTTTTGCAAACCTCATCTAATCAGATAGTTGTGGAATAAGTATTCATATTTGCTGAAAATTTGCTGATTCAATCTTGGTCTACCTTGTGCCCACGGGAGAAGCACATCCCGAACACAAGAAGGCCCAAGGCTATGAGGACACCGCCGAGCCCGGCGAGATCCTCCACGATGCACCACACACCTGCTCCGCCCAGGAGCACTGCTGCCACGAGCCCCAGAAGGCCCGTGGCTTTTTTGTCTTTACTTCTTGCCATGTCTGTAGTTGGTAAGTTCTATCATCAGGTCGCTGCATGACATCCGGAGAGTCATGTTCTCCTCCTGCAGCTTCTTCACCTTGTCTTCCAGGTCCGACCTCTCCAGGTACATGGGGCCGGTGCCCCGCATGATGTACTCCGCCGACACATCGGCGAATTCCGGGAGGATGAGCATCTTCGAGACGAGCTCCGCAGACAGGGCCGACTTCCCTCCGATCTGCCGGATGACTGTGCTCGGCTCCATCTGAAGCAATTTTGCAAAGCGGGTGTTGGAAATTTCTTTGTCTTCCAAAATGCCTGCAATCCTTTGATTTGTAGTCAGTTCCATTGTGTACCTCCTTTTTTCGTGGCAAATCTGCCACAATAAACTTTGCAAATTGGCCTCAAAAAATTTGTTTTATTGCAAATTTGCCTTAACTTTGCCCCTTGGAATAAGTAAGTAACGAAGTTTTAGGGGACAAAAGAAAGGCTGTCGGGCAAATTTGCCAAACCACTCAGTCAATCCAAGGGCAAATATACGACAGTTTTTCTTTTCCTCCAAAGGAATAAATAAGTAACGAAGCAAAAAAGCAATGGAAAAGAAAAGCATCACCGCCCGTGAGGGCAAGCCCTCCCTCAAGGAAATCATCACTGACGGCCTGTCCTGGACCGATTGGCTCAGATGTATGTGGGCCGGATTCTCCGTGCTCGGCACGGCCATGATGGGCGAGGCCATCGTGGAGGCTCCGCTCTGGATCTTCGCTCTCGTCATCCTCAACCTCTTCCTGTCCTGCCGGGAAGTGAACAAGGTCCAATTCCCTGAAGACAACAAATCCGAATAGCAATGAAGCAAGAGAAAGTAACAAGAGAAGACCTGAGGTCCATCGGCAAAGGAGAGACCCGCACCTTCGAGCTGCCGAGCGCATCGGCCTGCGACTCCGGCAAGAGCATGGCGTATCAGATGCAGAACATAATCGGGTGCAAGTTCACCTGTGAGACCAACTACACCGAGAACACCCTTTCCATCACCCGGCTATGATCAGCACCCGCCCGAACATTGACCCGGATGGCCTCTATCCTCAGGCAGAAGCAGCGAGGCTTCTTGAGGTGGACCGCCACACCCTCCTCCGATGGGAAAGGGATCCATCCATTCCCCTGGAAGGATTTATCCGCCGGAGTGACCGGGCCAAGGTCTACAAGGGCAAGGCTCTTCTCAAAGTATGGGGTGGTGTCTATTAAGACCATTCTAAAACAAAATAAGCATGGACAATCAATTCACAATCAAGGTCCAGGTGGAGCTCAATCTCTCCCCTGAGACGGCAGAGATCCTGAGGTCTCTGTTCACTCCGACTGCTCCGGCAGTTGAGGCTCCTGCACCACGGCAGCGCAGGAAGAAAACCGATGCCCCCGCAGAGGAGGCAGCAGCACCGGCACCGGAAGCCCAGGCTTCCGAAGAGGCCCCCGCTCCTGCACCCGAAGCTCCGGCAGCTCCCGCCGAGGATCCTCTTCCCAAGATCCCTTCCGAGGAAGATGTCCGTCAGGCGATGTACAAGACAAGGGCCCGCATTGAGGGTGAAGATTGGAAGGAGAAGACTTCCGAAGGCTACAAGAAGCACCACAAGGCCCTCACCGAGCTCTTCATCAAGATTGCCTCCTTCCTTGGATCTGAGAGGCCGAGTGCCCTTCCCATGGAAAAGAGGCAGGAATTCATTCAGTCCTGCGAGTGCATCAAGGTGGGTGCCGATGGGATAGTGTATGACGATTTACCCTTCTAAGCTATGCCCGGATCACATGCACTCCTCTCGCCATCGGCAGCACACAGATGGCTCAACTGCACTCCTTCCGTCCGCTTGGAAGAGGGCATCGAAGACAAGGGCTCGGACTTCGCAGCCGAAGGCACCCTTGCTCATGCCATCTGCGAACAAAAGCTTCTGACTCTCCTGGGCCGTCCGCATGATGAGGCCGACAAGGAGATCGAGGAGCTCTCTCCCAAGTACCACTCCGGCGAGATGGACGAATACACCGACACCTACAAGGCCATCGTCATGGAGAAGTACAATGCAGCCAAGGTGAACACCCCGGATGCACAGCTTCTTGTTGAGGTCCGTCTCGACTTCCGCTCCTTCCTCCAGGATTCCTTCGGCACTGCCGATGCCGTCATCATCGCCGATGACCTCATGGAGATCATTGACTTCAAGTACGGCAAAGGTGTGAAGGTCTCGGCCTTCCAGAATCCCCAGATGCGCATCTACGCCCTGGGTGCCCTGGACGAATTCCTCCTGGAATACAACATCAAGCGGGTGCGCATGACCATCGTGCAGCCCCGCATCGACAATCTCTCCGAGGATGAGATGCCCGTGAGCAGCCTCACCAAGTGGAGGGATGAGGTCCTCCGCCCGGCCTCCGAGCTCGCCTTCCGTGGTGACGGTGAGCAGAAGCCCGGAGAGTGGTGTCGCTTCTGCAAGGTCAAGGCATCCTGCAAGGCTCTCGCCACCCTTGCCACGAAGACCTGCAACGAGGACTTCAAGAATCCCCGGCTCATCTCTGACGAGGACATCCCGAAGCTCCTTCCCCTGATTCCCGTCCTCAAGTCCTGGATGGATGACTTCACTGTCTTCTCCCTGGAGAGGGCAATGGCCGGTGCCCATCTGGAAGGCTACAAGGTGGTAGAGGGTAGGAGCATCAGGCAGGTCACCGATCAGGACGGCCTTGTTGGAATACTCACCCAGGAAGGATTCGACCGTGACATCCTCTTCCGCCCCGCCGAGCTCAAGACTCTCGGAGACCTGGAGAAGATTGTTGGCAAGAAGAAATTCGCCGACCTCTCCAAGCCCTATGTCACCAAGCCCCAGGGCAAGCCCACTCTCGTGGAGCTCTCCGACAAGAGACCTCCTCTCTCCCTTCAGTCAGCCAATGATGACTTCAAGGAACTCAACTCCAATTCATAAACATTCTAAAATCAAAGTACCATGAAACTTCTCAAAAGAGTCCAGGACACCAAGATCGTAGTCGGTCCCGTCCGCCTTACCTACTGCCATGTGCAGGCCCCCTACGCCTTCAACGAAGACGATCCCCGCAAGTATCAGACCGGCATCCTCATCCCCAAGGAGGAGAAGGAGACCATCAAGGAAATCCAAGCTGCCATCAAGGAGGCCGAGAATCAGGCTCTCTCCGGTGTGTGGGGTGGCAAGAAGCCCAAGGACTACACCTCCCCGCTCCGTGACGGAGATGACCGTGAGGATGACGAGACCTTCCAGGGCCACTACTACCTCACTGCCAAGAGCAATCAGCATCCCAACGCCCAGGACCGTCACGGCAATGACCTCAAGTGGGTCAAGAACGAGGACGGTGAATATGTCCTGGACGAAGAAGATCTCTTCTACTCCGGCATCTGGGTCTTCATCTCCTTCCGCTTCTTTGCGGTGAGCAAGGGCAAGAAGCCCATCTGTGTCGGCCTCGACAATGTCCGCATCGCCAAGGATGATGCCCCGCTCGGTGGCCGTAGCTCCGCCAACTCCGACTTCGGTGAGGCCGAGATTGATGACGATGACCTTTAGTGATTGATACGGCAGGGCCCCGTGGTTATGTTTAACTAAAAGGATAAGTATTGATACGGCCCACGAGGGCCCCGCCATCAAAAGCCAAGAATCATGAGAGAGCTCGGAATTGACATCGAAACCTACAGCAGCAACGACCTGCCTGACTGCGGAGTCTACAAGTATGTGGAGGCCGAGGACTTCACCATCCTCCTGTTCGCCTACTCATGGGACGGCTCACCTGCCGTCTGTGTGGACCTTGCATCCGGGGAGGAGCTGCCGTCTGAGGTCTTCGAGGCCCTGACCGATCCCTCCGTCACCAAGACCGCCTTCAACGCCTCCTTCGAGCGCATCTGCATCCAGAAGCACTTCGGCATCCGGCTCGATGTCCGGCAGTGGAAGTGCACCATGGTCAGAGCTGCTCGGATGGGGCTTCCTCTCTCCCTCGGACAGTGCGCAGAGGTCCTCCGAATTGAGGAGGGAAAGATGACGGAGGGCAAGGCCCTCATCCGTCTGTTCTCGCAGCCGTCCCGGTCCGGCAAGAGGGTCCTCCCTTCCGACAAGCCCGACAAGTGGGAAGTCTTCAAGTTGTACAATGCCCGTGATGTGGATGTAGAGCAGGCGGTCTTGGCCAAGGTGCGCAGATTGGAACCTGCCGAATTCGATGAGCTGCTGTACATCGCGGATCAGAACATCAACGACCGTGGGGTCCTCATTGACCTCACTCTCGTGGAGAATGCCAAGCGATTTGATGACACCTACAAGGCCGAGCTCCTGGAGGAAGCGAAGACCCTCACCGGATTGGAGAATCCCAACTCCGTCAGCCAACTCAAGGAATGGATCCAGAAGACCACCGGCATCAAGCCGGACACCCTCCGGAAAGGTGACCTCGATGAATTGGAGTCCCGCTTCCGGTGGAGCAAGAAGGTCTCCCGGATGTTCGCCCTCCGCAGGGAGCTCGGCAAGACTTCCAACAAGAAGTATGGTGCCATGCTCTCTTGTGTCTGCGCGGACGGAAGGATCCACGGCCTCCTCCAATTCTGCGGAGCTGCCCGTACAGGCAGGTGGGCCGGCAGGCTTGTGCAGGTGCAGAATCTCCCCCAGAATCACCTCGACTCCCTCGATGATGCTCGCCGGCTTGTCAAGGATGGTGACTATGAGGAATTTGCCATGAGCTATGCCTCCGTGTCCTCCACCCTGTCGGAGCTCATCCGCACCTCCTTCGTGGCAGCACCCGGCCACACCTTCCATGTCTGTGACTTCTCAGCCATCGAAGCCCGTGTCATCGCTTGGTACGCCGGGGAGAAGTGGGTCCTCGATGTCTTCCGCACCCACGGCAAGATCTACGAGGCCACGGCCTCTCAGATGTACCATGTGCCCATTGAGGAAATCACCAAGATGGACCCCCGCAGGCAGAAGGGCAAGATCGCAACTCTCGCCCTGGGCTATGGCGGAGGCATCTCCGCCCTGGAAGCCATGGGAGGAAAGCGCATCGGGCTCTCGGAGGATGAGATGAAGGAGATCGTCAAGATGTGGCGCAGATCCAATCCCAACATCGTCCGCTTCTGGGAGACCGTGGAGCGGTGTGCAGTCCGGGCTATCCGGGACAAGAGCGAGCAGCCCATCCTTGCCAACCGTGGGCTTGAATTCTCCTACAGGTGGGGAATGCTGCTCGTGACCCTGCCATCGGGCCGTACCATCTGCTATCCGAGAGCCCGCATCGGGACGGAGAGCGATTGGAGGGGTGAGCATGACATCATCGAATACGAGGGACTCAATCAGACCACGAAGAAGTGGGAGAGCATCCGGACCTACGGTGGCAAGCTCGTGGAAAACATCGTCCAGGCAACGGCCCGCGACATCCTCGGCATGGTCATCCTCAAGGCCGAAGAGCGGGGATTCCCCATCGTCTTCCACATCCATGACGAGATCATCGTGGAAGCATCCCCTGAGCAGACCCTTGAGCAAATCGAGGCCATCTTCTCAGAGCCCCTTCCTTGGTGCAGGGACCTTCCCCTCAAGGGAGCCGGCTATTCCACCCAATACTACCTCAAAGACTAACAGCCGAAAAACATCATCAGATATGAGATTCAACACTTTCAATGCGGTCAGCGCACCGCACATCCCCATCAAGATGAGTGGCTCTGCTACTCTGAACATGACCATCAATGGAGGCTTCTCCTTGTCTTCCAAAGCTGCAACTCTCCTGGATCTGAAGTCCGGAGACAAAGTGGTCTTCCTGCAGGATGCCGACTATCCGACCGATTGGTACATCCAGAAGGCCACAACCGACAAGGATGGCTTCGACCTCCATGAAGGTGGCAAGAAAAGTCTCTCCTTCAAGAGCTCTTCCCTTGTGTCCTTCATCTCCAAGTCAGCCCTCAAGACGATGGCCTTCTCCTCCGTCCTCTTCGGACTGACCTTCACGGAGAATGGACTTGCCCTCGATGTGAAGCACCCGAAGATCAATTCGCCCAGGACCGGGCAGAGCAAAAAGAAGTGAAGCCATGGATGCAAAGTACAGGAAGATCCGCAGTGCTCAGATCCAGGAAGCTTCGAAGGCATGGGCCAACGCCAATCCCGGAGTCAAGGGAGAATGGATGGCCCGCAAGTCGGGCTTTGTGGCCGGAGCCAAGTGGCACGATGACATCTACCCTCATAAGCTCACCGATGAGAAGGTCCAGGCAGCGAAGGCAAACTATCTGAAAGATATGAACGCCAAGACCCTGGAGGCAAGAGGGCTCGGCTTCGAAGCCGGTGTGGAGTGGGCAAGTACGACCCCCCCCGCATAAAGCAGCTCAACCTCTTCGAGAACTATGACGAGTAATGGTCAAGTATGAAACAGACAAGGGGCCCGTCTCCGTGGAAGTCCAGAGCGAGGACTTCTACCTCTGCTCTCAGCCGACAGCTGGTGGCCACACCCGTGAGGTATATGTGCCGGCACTATTCCCGGCAGAGGCAGCTCGGAAGGCCATCCGCTTTTGGTACGGAAAGGACCCCAAATACATTAACAAGTAAAGGACATCATCATGAATTCAGCAAACGAAACTATCAAGAGACTGCACGATCTTGACACCGAATACGCCCTCAAGAAGAGAGATGCCATGAAGAGCATCATTGAGGCCCGCCATGCTCTTCGGGAAAAGAGCACCTCTCGCAATGAGGCAGAGGAAGCCCTGCAGAATGCCCAGGACTCCTACTCCCTCCTCAACCTTGAGCATCAGGCCGAGCGGTCCCGCATCTGGGCAGATCTCGACAGGTCCGATGACGGGATCTCCGCTCCGGACATCCTCCGAAGCTCTGACGAGAAGCCGGATGGGGTCTACTTCATATTTGAAGGAGGAGCCTCTCTTCTCTACAAGTCCCTGGACGGCAAACAAGGCACGGCCCCGGATGATAAGGCACTCAGTCAGACGGTCCACTACATCGGCATCAAGATGGGGCAGACCAAGATTGCAGTGAGCCTCGGAGAAGAAGAGGGCACTCTCGTGAAAGAAGGCACGAGCGGTGAGCCACTCTTCAAGACCTCCAATTGGGAGGAAGCCCGCCTTGCCCGGCTCGATGGGAAGGAAGACACCCAACAGATCGTGGCGCAGGGCACCGACATCGAGCTCAACCCCGGAGAGTACATCCCGTCCCTCTTTGAGCTCAATGTCATCTACCTGTGGCGCAAGTATGTGGACGAGGCCCTTGACATTGTTGAGGGAGAGCTACTGAAGGACGATTGGTATTGGTCCTCCACTTCCTACTCCGCCACCAGTGCGTGGGGTCTGTTCTTCTCCAATGGTTATCAGGACAGCAACAGCAAGTCCACAAGCAGGGGTCGGGTGCGCCCGGTTTCAGCATTTGCTTGGTAGTTAGTACTTAGTTATTAGTCCTTTGATTGAATGCGAAGCATGAAATCAGATCCGAAGACTTGTGGCTCCTGCCTTCTCAGGGAGGCAGGATGCTGCAAGCTCACAGACATACCCGTGGCCGAGGAGCAGGAAGCCTGCATCGACCACATTGATGATGGAGAATAGAGATGGCACAACTGACTCATGACATACAACTTCAGATAGCAACTGCAACCTCCCGCACCGCCGTCCGGTGGCGGAACAAGAAGGTCATGTGGTCGGAGCTCGTGGACAAGTGCCGGGAGACACACCGGACACCGGAGACCATGAAGCAATATCTCCAGATGACCCGTGACGAGCAGTCACAGCGCAAGGACATCGGAGGCTTTGTGGGTGGTTATCTGAAGGACGGAAGGCGCAAGAAGGGCATGACCGAATTCAAGACCTGCGCCACCCTGGACATCGACTTCGGCACTCCGGATGTGTGGGATGACTTCACCCTGTCCTTCTCCTGTGCTGCCATGCTCTACTCCACACACAAGCACACCCCGGACAATCCGAGATACAGGCTTGTGCTTCCCTTCGACCGCAAGGTCTCTCCGTCAGAATATGAGCCCGTATGCCGGTACATCGCCGGTGTCCTGGGCATCGACATATTCGATGACACCACCTTCGAGCTGCCCAGGCTTTTCTATTGGCCTTCTACATCGAAGGACGGTGAATATGTATTCCGGGTCCAGGACGGCCCCATCCTCTGTGTGGATGAAGTCCTTGCCCACTACACCAACCCGATGGATTCCTCCGAGTGGCCGATGTCATCCCGCGAGGGAGAGCGGGTGCAGCACGAGATCAAGAAGCAGGGAGATCCCTGTGAGAAGGGTGGAGTCATCGGCGCATTCTGCCGGTGCTACACCATCGAGGAGGCCATTGAGACCTTCCTGTCGGATAGGTATGAGCCGACCGCCCAGGAGGGCAGGTACACCTACAAGATGGGCTCCGTGGCCGGTGGTCTTGTGTGCTACGAGGGCAAATTCGCCTACAGCCATCACGACACAGATCCCGCATCCCGGAAGCTGTGCAACGCCTTCGACCTTGTGCGCCTGCACAAGTTCGGAGCGGAGGATGAAGGCCGGAAGGAGACCGAGGTCACGAAGCTGCCGTCCTACAAGCTCATGCAGGACTTCGCCTCCAAGGACAAGAGGGTCCGCAAGGTATTGGTCAAGGAGCAGAGGGCCACGGCCACCGAGGACTTCGGTGATGTGACCGGCGAGGACGATTCCTGGACCGAGGAGCTCGACTGCGACAAGGCCGGGAAGATCAAGGCCACCGCCCAGAACATCCGCCTCATCCTGGAGAATGATCCGAGACTCAAGGGCCGGCTTCACCATGACGAATTCATGCATGTGGATTATGTCACCGGAGGTCTTCCTTGGAATCCGGATGCCCGGATCTGGAACAACGCCGACCAATCGCAGCTCCGTGTCTTCCTTGAGGAGAACTATGGCATCGTGAGCCGGGACAAGGTCAAGGATGTGAGGACCGCCGTCTTTCAGGACCACAGGATCCATCCGGTCAAGGACTACTTCGCCACCCTGGAATGGGATGGCGAGAAGAGGCTTGACACCCTCCTGTGCGACTACCTGGGGGCCGAGCGGTCGGAGCTCGTGATGGCCATGACCCGCAAGCAGTTCACCGCAGCCGTGGCCCGCATCTATGAGCCGGGCTGCAAGTATGACTACATGCTCGTGCTCACGGGACCTGAGGGCATCGGCAAGTCCACCCTGCTCTCCAAGATGGGTGGCAAGTGGTTTTCCGACTCCGTCACCACGATGGAGGGCAAGGAGGCCATGGAGCTGCTGCAGAAAGCCTGGATCGTGGAGATGGGAGAGCTCACGGCCATGAAGCGCAGTGAGGTAGAATCCGTCAAGGCATTCCTTTCCCGCCAAGTTGACATCTACCGTCCTGCCTTCGGGGAGGTGGTGGAGAACAGGCCCCGCCACTGTGTCTTCTTCGGCTCTACCAATGAGGTGTCCTTCCTGAAGGGGGATTCGGGCAACCGGCGATTTTGGATTGTCCCCGTGGGCATCCTCACCCCGTCAAAGGACATAGCAGCCCTGGACGAAGAGAGGGACCAACTCTGGGCCGAAGCCATCCACTACTACCGCGAGGGCGAAAAGCTGTATCTCCCGCATGACTTGGAGATGCAGGCCCGTGGTGTCCAGGAACTCTTCAATGACGGCCACGATGACCCGCTCATCGGCATGATCCAAAACTACCTCGACACTCCGCTCCCTTCCGATTGGGAAAGATGGACTGCGGACGAGAGAAGGGCCTACTTCCAACACCGGGATGACCTGGACCGTCAGGGCACCGTCCGCAGGGACAAGGTCTGCGCGATGGAGATCTGCTGCGAGCTCCTCAACGAGAAGCCCAACGACAAATCGAAGTACAGTGCCCGTCAGGTCTCAGCCATCATGCGCCGGATTGGAGGATGGGAGCAGGTGAGCTCCATGCGTTTCTCTGCCTATGGCACCCAGAAGGGATTCCGCCGAATTTCCGAAGAGACCCCCGAAATTGACGAAGATGACCTCTAAATTGAACAAAAACCTGTAAAAATCGCACATAATCATGCCAAAATCGAACAAACTGCACAAGCGACACCTTGTCATCCGCTACGGTATCACCTACAACACCACGGACAAAAGCATGCCCCTGGGAAAGCCGGATGAGGTCATGACAATGGAGGTCGACATTCCGAGAAGGTGGGCCAACAAGGACATCTTCGGCTTCGCTGACAGCCACATCGGGAGAAGGGGAAGGACCGACTCCGGCAAGGACTTCCGGGTCCAAAAACTTCTCTCCGTGGACATTCAATTCCCTGACGATGAAAACCGCGAAATCAAGCTCCTGCACTATGAAGAAGACTGAGATGACAAATCCCTTCACCCTGGGCGAGAAAGTCTCCTACAGGGGACAAGAGGCCACCGTAGTAAACACTACGAAGTATGGCGTGACTCTCCGTCTCGGAGCCAATCACTTCAAGACTGTCCTGACCTCCGATGTTGAGGTCGTTAGAACTACAAACCGTTAAATCAAAGCACCATGAAAATCTGTGACATTATCTTCTGCGCCCTCGGCTTCTACTGCCTCGGCTTCTTTATCACTTCGGGCCTGTGGGCTCTCTTCCGTGTGTTGGCCAAAAGGCCCAGGACGGAGACCTATTGGAAAAAACTGTACTTCCTGTCATGCTTCTCCTGGATGGCTGTCCTTGCCTTCATCCTCATCGGATTCGAGATCGTGGTGGTAGGAATTGGGGCAGCGATAGAGGAAAAAATCAAGAGACCGGAAGAGGCTCCGGAGGATGTAAACCAAGAGGTAGAAGAGCTGTAAACCGAGCGAAAATCCTTCGGTTTACGGTTTACAAAATCGGCCAAAAAATGTAAACCGAAAAATCTTCAGTTTACGGGTCAGTTTACAATTAGTTTACACTTAAACGGCTGAAACACAAGAAGATAAAACCTTGTAAACCGTGTAAACCGAAAAATTCATAGAAAACTGAAAAATATGGAAATAGGGGTAAAAAATACAGGTAAAACGCGAGAAATACCCGTAGTCCGCGCGCGTGCGCGAGGTTTACAGTCTACAATCGGCCACATCGCCCGCCATTCTACGGAGAGCGAGAAGGCCATTGAAGCCTATCTCGTGAAGCGGGTGAAAGCGATGGGTGGCATCTGCCTGAAATACTCATCGGCTTCCGTCACCGGCTATCCGGACCGCATCGTCATGTTGCCGGGAGGCATCACCTTCTGGGTGGAGCTAAAGAGCAAGGGGCAGCATCCGGAGAAGAGGCAGGAAATCCGCATCGCAGAGCTCCGGACAATCGGGCAGCGAGTTGAGGTGGTGGATTCCAAAGATGGTGTGGATTCTGTGCTTGAAGGAGAGCCTTGCCATGAGATTTAACCCCTATCCATATCAACAACAGGCGATGCAGTGGATCAAGGACCACAAACGGTGTGGCCTCTTCCTGGACATGGGCCTCGGCAAGACCGTCTCCACCCTCACGGCCATTCAGGATCTGATGGACGAAGCGGATGTCATCTCCACCTTGGTGGTGGCTCCGAAGAAGGTGGCCGAGGCCACATGGACCTCCGAAGCTTCGAAGTGGGACCATCTTGACATAGTGGTGTCAAAAGTCCTTGGGACTGAGAAGCAGCGCATTGAGGCCCTGGAGCGAAAAGCAGATGTCTATGTAACGGGAAGGGACAACTTCGTGTGGCTTGTGGAGCACTACCACGGCTCCCTTCCTTTCGACTGCCTTGTAATTGATGAGCTCACTTCCTTCAAGAGCAACACTTCTCAGAGATTCAAGGCGATGCGGGCCGTGTCCCCGACATTCCATCGGGTCATAGGTCTCACCGGCACTCCGGCTCCAAACGGCCTCATCGACCTGTGGGCCCAGATGTATTGCCTGGATCTTGGAGAGCGACTTGGGAAGAGTCTCACCCGCTACAGGGAGAGCTACTTCTCCATCCGGAGATGGAACAACATCATCGTCAAGTGCACGGTGCGCCAAGGCTGTGAAGACATCATTAGGGGAAAGATTGCCGACATCTGCCTGTCGATGCAGGCCAAGGACTATCTGTCCCTGCCGGAGATGATCGTCCATGATGTGCCGGTGGATCTGGGTGGCAAGCTCCTGCAGCAATACAAGGACTTCGAGCAGGAGCAGGTCCTCTCCTTCCAGGAGGCCCACAAGGATGAGCCTTCGAACATCATTGCCAATTCCGCAGCCGGTCTGATGTCCAAGCTGCAGCAGTTCGCCAATGGTGCCGTGTATGATGACGAGAAGGAAGCCCACGAGATTCACGACCGCAAGCTTGAGTACCTCCGCGAGATAGTGGAGGCTGCGCAGTCACCGGTCTTGGTATTCTACCAATTCATCGCAGACATTCCAAGGATAACGAAGGCCCTGAAGGGATTCACCGTCCGGAAGTACGAATCGGACAAGGACCTCACTGCCTGGAATGCCGGAGAGATTGATGTCCTCTTGGCCCATCCTGCCTCCACAGCCTACGGGCTGAACATGCAGGATGGTGGTCACTACATCGTGTGGTACGGGCTGACCTGGAATCTTGAGCTGTATCAGCAGGCCAATGCAAGGCTCCATCGTCAAGGTCAGAAGTGCCCCGTGCAGGTGTATCGTCTATTGGCCTCTGACACAGTGGACTACAAGGTCAAGACGGCCTTGCAGTCCAAGAAAGGGGTGCAACAATCACTTTTGGATGCGTTAAAAGAGATGCTATTGTTTTATGAGAAAGAGGGTCAATCTGTCAATGTCTGAGGAGATGTACAACGATCTCCAACGGGTCGCTGAGGACTATCGCTTCAAGAATGTCTGTGAGGTGTGCACCACCTTGCTTGGGCTCTTCTTGAAGCAAGTCCACCGTGCTGCGGACAAACCTGTGGAAGAAGAGACGGATGAGGAGACCATCAGGGAGATGTTCGCAGACTTCGAGACCTGGGAGCCTACACCACAACCGGGGCATGCCCCAAGAATCCGGAGGCCGAGGAGGGTCAAGATGTGATGGCGAAGGATGCGACCTACAACAGACTGATCCACTCGGAGCGGTGGCTCCTTCTGCGCCGTGACATCATCACCCGTCATCCGGTGTGCCAACGGTGTGAGGAGGAAGGACGATTGACCCCTGCATGTGAGGTGCACCACATCATCCCTGCGGAGACAGCCATCAACGAGAGCGAGATGCGCAGGCTGATGTTCGACCCTCACAACCTCAGAGCCCTGTGCCATGACTGTCATGTGAAGACCCACACAGAGATGGGCAGAAGTGGCCGGGAGGCAACGAAGAAGCGCAACCGAGAGCAGGTGACGGCAGTGGTCCGGAAGTTTTTTGGAGATGAAGGGGGGGGGTGATTTTTTAAGTGGGGAGGGGTCGCTCTAAAC